AGCTGACGCTCCTAAAAAGAATGCTGTAGCGGCTGAACCTTCTAAACTGTCTAATGAGGCAGAAGACTTAGGGTCAGCGGTAGTAAAACCTACAGATTCTAATCCTGACGCAACAAAAAAAGTTAAGCCGGTTTCTGGTGACGCTCAACAAAAATCTGCTGGTGCTGCTGAAGCAATGCCAAAGATTAAAGAAGAGCAAGAAGCAGAAGCTGAAGAAGGTTCCGAAGAAATATCTGAGAAAAAAGACGAAGAGCAAACAGACGAAATGATGATGAAGAAAGACATGAAGAAAAAAGAAGATATGCCAAAAGACGAAATGATGATGAAAAAAGCTTCTTACAAAATGAAAAAAGAAGAAATTGAAGAAGATGAGTCTATTGATGTATCAGCGGATGTTGACGCTCTAGTTAAAGACGAAGATTTATCAGAGGAATTTAAATCAAAAGCTGCTACTATTTTCGAAGCTGCTGTTAACTCAAAAGTTAAAGAAGCAAAGAAAAAAATGATGGCAGGTTATGAAGAAAAATTAAAAGAAGAATCAGAAAAAGCTAAAGGCGAACTCGTAGAAAAAGTTGACTCATACCTAGCATATGTTGTGGAAGAGTGGATGAAAGAAAACGAATTGGCTTTAGAAAGAGGTATCAAAGGCGAAATCGCTGAGGACTTTATTTCTGGTTTGAAAAAATTATTTGAGGAACATTACATAAATGTTCCAGACGAAAAATATGATGTACTTGAAGACCAAGCTTCAAAAATTGATTCGTTACAAACTAAATTAGACGAAGAAATTAACAAGAATGTTGAACTTTCAAAAGCAAATAGTCAAGCAACTAAAGCTCAAATCGTTGCAGAAATGGGCGAAGACCTTGCTGACACAGCAAAAGAAAAGTTTAATAAACTTGCTGAAGAGGTTGAATACTCAAACGAAAACGACTTTAGAGCAAAAGTAAAGACAATTAAAGAGTCTTACTTTGGTAAAAAAGAAGTGTCGTCTGACATTGATGATGTAGCGGTTGGTGAATCAACTGAAAATGTAGATTTATCAAAAAGCATGGCTGCTTATACCGCCGCTATTACTAAAACAAAAGACATTAAGTTGTCAAAATAAATCTAATAGAGGAGAGATAGAGATATGTACTTATCTGAAACCCACGAAAAAAAATGGCAGCCAGTCCTAGAACACGCAGATTTACCAAAAATCGGTGATTCTTACAGACGAGCTGTTACTGCTACTATTCTTGAAAACCAAGAAAGAGCAATGAAAGAGGACGCTGCTTTCTTAAACGAAGCTGCTCCAACAAACTCAACGGGTGCAAACATTTCTAATTGGGATCCAATTCTTATTTCTTTAGTAAGAAGAGCAATGCCAAATCTTATCGCTTACGATATTGCCGGTGTACAACCTATGACAGGTCCAACTGGTCTTATCTTCGCAATGAGAAGTAGATTTGACGCACAAGACGGAACAGAGGCTTTATTTGATGAAGCTGATACAGATTTTTCTGGCAGAAACAAAGCTGGTTCATCTGTTGATGGTTTCTCATCTACAGCACATTCAGGAACAAATCCTGAGGTTCTTAACGACACTCCTGCTGGTACTTACACAACTGGTACTGGTATGACAACTGCACAAGGTGAGACTTTAGGTGATGGTTCAGATGAATTCGCAGAAATGGCTTTCTCAATCGAGAAACATACTGTTACTGCGGTAACAAGAGCTCTTAAAGCAGAATACACTATGGAACTTGCTCAAGACCTTAAAGCAATCCATGGTTTAGACGCTGAGACTGAACTTGCTAACATCTTGTCATCTGAAATCCTAATGGAAATCAACAGAGAAGTTGTAAGAACAATTTACAACACAGCTGTAGCTGGTGCTCAAACTAACACAACAACTGCAGGTATCTTTGACTTAGATACAGACTCAAACGGAAGATGGTCTGTTGAGAAGTTTAAAGGTCTATTGTTTGCAATCGAAAGAGATGCAAATGCTATCGGTCAACAAACAAGAAGAGGAAAAGGTAACATCATCATAACATCTGCTGATGTCGCTTCTGCTCTTCAAATGGCTGGTGTTCTAGACTACACACCTGCGTTATCAACTAACCTAAACGTAGATGACACAACAACTACATTTGCT